ATAATATGAGTACAGCTTCCGTCAACACAGGCGCGGCCACTAACCCTGACGCCACTGAAGCACCGGAAGGTCATGACGAAAAGATGGTCGCAGCCTATGAGGAGTCTCAACAAGCTGCTGCCGGTACTGATACCTCGACCGCTGAGTCAGAAGAGGACGGTGACGAAAAGATTCTCGGTAAGTTCGAGTCTCAGGATCAGCTAATCGAAGCCTATCGCAGTCTTGAAGCGAAGCTCTCACAGGGTACACAAGCTCAAGGTGAGAGTGAGCAGGGGGACAGTACAGGGGAACCCGAAGGTGGCGAGCAGGAGCGCACACAGGCAGCAGAAGAAGCCGTTGAGAAAGCCGAGGGTGTCGATATGGATTCCCTCTCGAAGGAGTATTCCGAGAAGGGTGATCTAACCGCTGAGTCTTACGAGGCTCTGGAGAAGGCCGGTATCCCTCGCCAGATGGTCGAAGAGTACATCCAAGGCCAGGAAGCCCGAGCTAGCCAGTATCAGGATCAAGCCCTTCAAGAGGTTGGCGGTGAAGAAGAGTTCGCCAAGATTTCTGAGTGGGCTGCTTCCAACCTGTCCGGTGAGCAGATCGAGCGTTACAACAGCGCCGTTGGCTCAGATGATCCTGCTCGAATGCAGGAAGCCGTCAAGGCGCTGGCCTTTGAGTATGGCAGAGCGCGCCCCTCTGAGCCTGGGCTATTGGGCGGTGGCAACAACCACTCCGCTGGTGATCGATTCGATTCTGTCGCTCAGCTGACCGAGGCGATGTCCGATCCCCGCTACCAGAATGACCCGGCCTTCCGCAAGGAAGTTGAGCAGAAGCTCTCACGTTCCAACGTAATGTAAGGAGACTGTATGGCCCTCAGCAGCATTGTCGCTGGGGGTCTGTTTGATGTCGGCTCGAAACTAATCGAGCGGCTTTTCCCAGACCCCGAGCAGCGCGCCAAGGCTAAGAAAGAGCTTGAGGCTCTGGAGCAGGAAGGCGAACTCACCCGACTCTCTACCCGCATGGAAGCCATCATGGCGGAAGCGGACAGCGATGACCCATGGACTTCACGGGCGCGTCCCTCGTTCATGTACGTCTTCTACTTGGTAATCATCTCCCTGGTTCTAGTGGCTCCCGTACTGGGCATCTTCTTCCCAGGCCAGATGGAACTCTTCTTCGATAACGTCGGTGCCGGTTTTGATGCCATCCCCGAAGAACTCTGGTGGACGTTCACCTCAGGGTATCTCGGGTACGGCGCATACCGCACCTATGAGAAGAAGCAAGGAGTTAACGGCAAGGGATTCATGTCCCGTGTCAAGGCCAAGTAATTACCCTGCACCTAAGGAAGAACACACGCTTTTTGCTCTCCCTCTCTCTCTCAACTCCTCTTTAAGACTTCATACGCCCCATGCCTCTCTCGGAAGCACACTTTGGGGCGTTTTTTATTAGACCCATAACTCACCCGAAAGAAAGCGCATAGGCCGCACTGGCAGCAAAGCCGGTGGCTCATTCGCAAGCATCACAGAGAATCGCGCCGTGATCCCTGGCCCGCCGAGGTGGATAACCCCGAGTGACCGCGTGAATGACTGTGAGGAGCAGCGAAGGAAACGAATAGTTTCTAGCGAAACGACTACTCCACGCAATCTTTCATGAGGTAAACTATGGCTGACGCAACTGTGTCCCGCCTGGGTCAAGTAAATGGTTCAGGTGAAGTTGATGAACTCTTTCTTAAAGTCTTCTCTGGCGAAGTTCTGACTTCTTTCCAGAAGAAGCAAGTGATGATGGACAAGCACCAAGTCCGCACTATCACTAATGGTCGATCTGCACAGTTCCCTGTAATGGGCCGTGCATCTGCCGAGTATCACACTCCAGGCACCGAGATCACTGGCGGTACTGTTAAACACGCTGAGCGCGTGATCACCATTGATGACTTGCTCATCTCTCCGACCTTCATCGCTAACATTGATGAAGCGAAGAACCACTATGACGTTCGCTCTGTTTACTCCACTGAGATGGGCCAGAAGCTAGCGAACACCATGGATCAGCACGTTCTTCAGATGGGCATCCAGGCTGCCCGCGAGTCCAAGACTATTGACGATCCCGATCAGTTCGGTGGTTCTCAGATCTTTGACGTCTCGGCTACCGACGGTGATTCCCTTGCTGAAGCGATGTTTGATTCCGCTCAGCTTTTCGATGAGAAGGATGTGGCCGAAGATGACCGCTACTTCTTCGTGCGTCCTGAGCAGTTCTACGCGCTCGCTCGCTCAACCAAGGTTCTGAACCGCGATTGGGGCGGCGAAGGTTCCTACGCTGGCGGCGACGTCATCCGCGTAGCGGGCATCACTATCGTCAAGACCAACAACCTGCCGACGTGCCGGTGTGAACCTGGCTCCGTTCAGTCTGGCACTAACGACAAATACGGAGGTGACTACACCGACAGTGTTGGCCTGATGATGCACCCGTCTGCCGTAGGCACCGTCAAGCTCATGGATTTGGGCATGGAAGGTGAATACCAGATCAACAAGCAGGGCACCTTGATGGTCGCCAAATATGCTGTTGGTCACGGCATCCTCCGTCCCGAAGCTGCCATCGAGCTGCGTTCAGACGCCCAAGTGTAATCGCTTAATCCCACCTAAGAGAGGCTCCTATTGATTTAGGGGTCTCTCTTTTTTTCAATCTTTATTGACAGGAGTTTCTTATGCTTGCTCCAGCAACTGATCTGGAAGCGGTGAACTCCATCTTGGCATCTATCGGTGAATCACCTGTATCAACACTTGAAGATACGGGTGTAGTTGATGCTGCCATGGCCCTGAGGACTCTCCGAGAGGTAAACCGAGAGGTTCAAGGCCGAGGATGGCATTTCAATATGGATGAGGATTACCCTCTCGCACCGACATTTCCAGAGGGAGTTATTGAAGTTCCTCGTAATTCCATCCGTACTGAACCTTCTGATCCGACGGCTAGGTTGGACTTCACTGTCCGTGGGCGGAAGCTCTACGACAAGCGGCATCATACCTACCAGTTCAAAGAAACCGTGAAGGTGAAGATTGTTACATTGCTTCCCTTCGAGGACATTCCGCAGTTCGCCCGTAACTACATCTCAATCCGTGCTGCCCGCATCTTCCAGCAGAACACTGTTGGTTCTCCAGAACTATCCTCCTTCAAGAATGTTGATGAGGCGCGGGCACTGGTGCAGTTGAAGGAAGCCGAGGCCGAAACTGCGGACTATAACATTCTCACTGGTAACCAAGCCGTAGCGGGGGTACTGATCCGATGAGTCTCATTACCTCCAGCATCCCCAACATGGTTAATGGCGTGAGTCAGCAGCCGTTTGCGTTGCGTTCAGCTTCCCAGGCAGAAGAGCAGATCAACGGTCTCTCGTCTATTTCCAAAGGTCTACGAAAACGACCGGCCTTTCGTCATATTGCTAAGATTATGGATGGGAAGATTGGTAATGCCTTTGTTCACCTGATCAATAGAGACCAATCTGAACGGTATGTTGTAGAGGCTCACAATGGTGGTCTCCAAGTCTTTGACCTTGAAGGCTACCAACTCACCGTCAACATGCCAAATGGCGCATCCTATCTACAGACAGTTAATCCCCAAGAAGACATCGACGCCGTAACTGTCGCGGACTATACCTTCATCGTTAATAAGAACATCGTGGTAGAGAAGGCCACGACTACTGCGCCTTCCCGTCAGAACGAGAACATGGTGTGGGTTAAGCAAGGGTCTTATGGCGCTAAGTACACTATTAAATATGGAACCGCAGCCCACTCTTACACTACGCCTGATGGTTCTGAAGCATCCCACTCTACTGATATAGCAACCGACAAAATAGCAACACAACTTGCCAATGGAATCCGTGCTGCCGTTGAAGAAACAGGTGGGAGTGTTTCTACCTTGGGTTCCGTGGTCTTTATTAAGAATGGTGGTACTCATACAGTAGCCGCTGAGGACTCTCTAGGTAATACAGCCGCCATTCCTATTGGGCCAGAAGTTCAACGGTTCTCCGATCTCCCTGCCCAGGCACCCAACGGTTTTGAGGTTGAAGTGGCAGGGGATCAATCTTCCAGCTTTGATAACTATTACGTTAAGTTTACCGACGGTGTATGGAAGGAGACCATTAAACAAGGGGAGAAAACAAGGCTTTGGGGAGGCTCAATGCCCCATGCGTTGATACGTGAAGCGGACGGTACGTTTACCTTCCGAGAGATTCAGTGGGAGCCGAGAAACATAGGCGATCTTAAATCCAACCCCTTCCCATCATTTGTTGGTCAGTCTCTTAATGGTGTGTTCTTCCACCGCAACCGCTTAGGGTTCATTGCAGGTGAGAACCTAGTGATGTCCAAAGCGGGTGACTTCTTCAACTTCTTCAAAGGCACTGCCACTGACGTACTAGATGACGATCCCGTGGATGTCGGCGTGAGCCATACCAAGGTGTCTATTCTCCGTCACGCAGTTCCCTTCGCAGAGACGCTCCTACTGTTCTCTGACCAGACTCAGTTCCAGTTAGGTCGTTCTGAAATCCTCACCCCCAACACTGTCTCGATTAACCAAACGACCGAATATGAAGTATCCCTTAAAGCTAAACCCGGGGCTGCGGGCCGGTTCGTTTACTTCACGGTAGGTCGCGGCGAATACTCAGGGGTTAGGGAATACTTTGTTGATCGGAATACCGAAGTCTCTGAAGCGGCGGATATCACTGGTCACGTCCCTGCGTACATCCCTGGCGACGTCTTTAAGATAGCCAGCACTTCCAATGAGGATGCGCTTGTCCTGGCGTCTAACCAAGCACCCAACGAACTCTTCATCTACCGCTTCTATTGGGCGGACTCGGAGAAGATGCAAGCCTCATGGTCTCGCTGGAATCTAGGTGATCAGGCACGGATATTGAATTGTGACTTCATTGAATCAGACCTCTATGCCGTGATTGAGAGAGAGGATGGAGTGTACCTTGAAGTCTGTTCATTGGCGCCAGGATATCGAACCCCAGGTTTGGATTTTGCTATCCACATGGATCGGTTAAGTACCCAGAACCAAGTGTTTAATCTTATTTATGATGGCACCAACACTACTTTCGAGTTGCCGTACAAGACGGCTAGCACTGATCAACTACAGGTAGTGACCGGTCAAGCGGGTTCGTTACCCGGAGGCATCATTCTCAAAGCCCAGGTGGATAACTCAGGTATTTGGACAAAGGTAACGGT